TTTGTGTTTAGCAATATCACCTTGAGCATGTGCTAATAGTGCTCTTAGGATTTGTTCTCTCATATGAAGTGCCATAAAATTCTCCTTTTGGTTATTATAGTACAAAAAAAGAGGGGTGTCTACCCCTCCTTAATTATGTGCAAGTTTTTTTCAAACTTTAGCTTGTTCCTTTTGGAACTTAACACCACGATAAGTCAATTCTGACTTAGATGATGTTGACTGCTTTTTAGCATCGGTGTCGTACTGGACACCACGATATGTGACTTGTGCCATTGGTTTACTCCTAAAGTAGTAGAGGTGGATTAGACCCCGTTCCTTCAGTCGGCTTTTGCGTCCCAAGGACATGTAACCATCTCTTCCTTAACAACCTGAATCATTTCGATTCTGAGTTCTTCCCTGATATCGTATTCTTTCATCGCTTCGATGAGTGCATACGCATCAGAACAAGTAAAGGCAGTTGCGATTAGTAGTTCCATTGAGATGAACGATTCCGTTCCGAGTCGGCTTACTTGCGTCCCTTATGGGATGAACGATATGTGTATTGTAACACATAACTATGTATATGACAATATGTGTTACAAAATCCTGTGGCTCAAAAAATTTGCTGAGTTTTTTTTCCCGATTATCTGTAAAAAGAGTTCGGTTTTCCCTCAGGAATGCATTCTAATACTTTTTCCCTTGGGAACCAACCCAACTCACGCAAGGCAGTAGTGTCAGCACATGTTTCATCTCTTTCACCTGGTGTGCTTTCCTTGACTGGTAGATTTACATATCCAAATGCTTCTGCTAGATCTTTGACTCCTATAGCCTCACCTGTTCCAACATCAATGTGTCCAGTGTGTGTACTGGTCATTAGGTAACAGATTGCTCTAGCAACATCCTTAACATGGATCCAATCTCTATAATGATTAGTAATATACTTAACAGTGTTGTCTTGCAACATTCTGAATAACATATCAGATCTGCTGTTCTCACCATATACAGTCTGGAACCTCATCCCAACACTATTAGGTGGTGCTTGTAGTTCATTAACTTTCTTGGTTATACCATAAGGATTCTGCCACCACTCTTCTACCTGTGCTGAACTAGCATAGAGTAATCTGACATTATATCTCCTACAATAATCAAAGATAGGTTTAGACTTCTCTACATTATTCTCCCAGAATACATCAGGGTTATCTAAACTGCCTCTGATATTAGCAAATGCTGCAAGATGTATGACACAATCATATGGTTTGTCAAACATACCAATCTCAGACTGAAAATCCCCGACATCATCGGGGAAATCCATACCATCAACAAGGTATCCATAACCTGCATCATGTATAAGGTGATTGAAGACATAACTGCCTATGAATCCCTTATGACCAGTAACAAGGATCTTAGTCATTCTTTTTGCGTTTCTTTTTGGTTCCAGCAACAGGAGCATTGCCCCACATATTTGGATGTCTTGTACCGTTAGTATACCCTATGCCCTTAAGACCACCTTTAAGTTTGTCCCAATAGAAATCAAAGATATCTACTCTCTTAGCAGCAATCACTATATCATAGTGAATCTTATCAGAGTTATCTACAGTATATTTTACCAAATATGAATTGGTAGGTAAGTCTTTGGTATTAGATTTTTCTAATGAGCAATCGGGTGCATGGATATTAATCCAATATTTTTCCCTTGCTAACTTCTTGTCTTCAGTAGTCCAAGTCTTAGACTCTGTTTCCCCAAGTGATATCGGGGAAGGCTTCTTTAACGACTGGGAAGCTGCATCTGTATTTTTTGGCAAGTTTCTTGTCCTTTACTAAACATAATATTTCAGCCTCATTTGGATCTAAGGCTTCTAGGAGTTGAATAAACAATACCTCTCTTCGAGTGTTGTTTAATTCATAATTACCCCCTTCAATAAAATTATACAGGGTTCTGTACTCAGATGCAAGCTTGTTCTGAGATTCAGGTGTTGGTGAATCATTCTTTTTGTATGGTACTTCACCATCAGGTAAGGCACTCTTAAGACTCTCATCATAGTTCCAGATGAGACAATATCTTAATGCTTTAGAGTCATACTCCCTGAGTACCTCTATCTTTTTATCTTTAGTCTTTTGCTTATGGACAGCATCCAAGACTTCATGAACTGTTGGTTTTGGTGGTAATTTAACCATGATAATTTCAGGAGTTAATCGTCGTCATCCTCATCATCCAAAAGATTGTCGAATCGAAAAGCAATCAGTGATTCGGGAATGATATTTCCATTCTCATCATACATTTCTGGATGTGATGGAGGATTTATGTTAGGTCTGTCATGATGATAGAACATGTACTCTCGGAGTACCCATCCTAACATGACTGACACAAGCGCAGTCAAAATAATAAAGAATGATCCGAAGACCAGAGATACTGGTAACATGCTCTGTCCTCAATTTGCTTTTATTTAGCAGGTACAGCAATGTTATTTTCTTTAAAATATGCAGCAACTTCAGCAGCACCTCCAACATGCTTGCGACCATCAGGATGGTCGTGAATCACTTGAGGGAAATGCTTAGTACTAAATTCTGATTCAAATTCATCAATTGTAAAGTGTTCATCAAGAGTATACACGACATAAGGTTGCTCTGTCAAGTGCATTAACTGATGTACCTTATCACAATACCCACACCCTTGCATCGAATAGACTATAAACATTGGATTCTTTTCGCAGTTACGGAGTTTTGTAGTTGGATCATAAAAATTATTATGCCTGTGATGAGCGTGATTCTCTTTCATAATAGCATAAAAAATTTATTTATCAAAGATAAGTAGGCTCTCCGTCTTGACCTCCGTACACAACGATGTTTACATCTCTTAGGTCTTCAACAGCAGGGATACCATTGTATATGGTAACACCAAATCCCGTTGTTGTCCTGTCAAATACAGTTGGATTAACAAGACCACCTGGGAAGTTGTTTGTACCTCTACCATCTATGACAACAGCATAGTTATTATCCTTCATTGCATCCGCAAAGTTGACAGTGTATACACCTGTTGATTGTTGCTCAATAGAACTAACATTATGTGAACGATCTCCAGGAACATAGTCACTGTTACCTACACCTAGGTTAGTGTTCATGTACCATGCAGTAGCACGACCCTCAAACACTTGAGTGTGTGTACATGTCTTCAGACCTGCAAGGTTCTTATACTCACCAACCCTAAGATACTTATTGAACTCATGGTTGAATACCTGAACAGAATTACCCATACTACCCATAGTAGTACCGATACCTGCACCATAATAGAATAATTGTGGTGTCTCTGGAGTAACATCAATCTCTGTATAAGATCCAGTTACAGTAACACCCTGAGTCATCTCAGAAGGACTGGTAGTACCAAACCCTACTGGATCACCTGAAGCAGCATAGTAAAACTTAATAGGATAGTTTGCTTGCTGTGCAGCATTCTCAAATCTGTATGTCTGCCCAACTTCCAACCTTAAGTAAGGTGAAGAATATCCTTGAATATTAACTGTTCTATCAGATCCGATACCATAATACCTATGGTCTGTAGTCTTACCACCAATAGTAACAGGTAATGGTTTAAATGATCCTTGGAACTCTGTGTAAAGACTCTTAGCGGTCTCTGCAGCACCTGTTAAGGTCGAGAAGGATGCAGTCTGTGCAAAGTTAGCATTCAATGCATTAGAAGCGATCCCTGCGTTACCTGCGAAGGTGGCAACACCACACTTATCAGAGTAACTGGCAATACCACATATGTCAGCATGAGGAACCTTCTGAACAGTAACAGTAGCAACACCAGAGGATGAGATGATAGTATCAAGACTCAACCCAAAGTTGACTGTCTGTGCTGCTCCTATTAAACTATTATTATTCCTGATACCAATACCACTACCTGTTGCAGTAATATTTGTTAACTGACTACCATCACCATAGAACTTATCGTCTGTAGTGATAGGGAATTGACTCCTAATCTCAAAGGTAGTAACAATACCTGATGCCATTGAAGCAGTGGCAGCATTACCTGAACAAGCATCTGCATTATCAGCATTAGTTGCTACTCCAGCATTAGTTGCATAGTCAGCAATGTAAGAACGAGATGCTAAACCAACAGGGTAACCATCAATAAGACTTAGAGCAGTCTGTGCAGTACCTACTAGGTTTGGTACACTAATTGTTACAATACCAGCAGAGATAGGAGATACATCTAGGAATGTTCCAAAGTTAATAGTAGCAGCAACACCAATAGCAGCGTTCTCATCACTAATACTAACACCTATACCTTGAGCAATGACACCAGTTAACTGTGCTCCACTACCAACAAATGCAGTAGCAGTTATAACACCAGTAGTATTAACATTACCATCACTTCCAATACCACTATCAACAGTAGCAACAGGTTCAGTGTAAGCAGCGAATGCTACATCAGTTCTTGATGCTCTAGTAACTAGAGTTTGACCACTAGCAATACCTATGTTATCAATCTTCAAGTCTTGTAATGGTTTTAATCTTAAACCAAACAAGAAGTAATCAGCAACATCAAAGGTACTGATATCACCTGCAGCAATACCAACAGAGACTGCAGCAGTTCTATCTGAATTTCTATTTGATATATGAATAGTTGCTACACCATCATAAGCAGCAGTTGCTAACCCCACATTGTCATTGATCTGAGGAAAGGCAGTGCTACTAATATATGCATTCTGTCTACCTAATGACTTAGCAATGTCTAACTTAGTATTAGGGAATGATCTAGATGCAATAGCAACAAAACTTACACCTGGTTTAGATGATGAAACATATATCTGATCCCCTGCCTTCAATGTAATGTCATCATACATTTCATTGCCACCAACTTCCATCGGTATACCATAAGCAAGATAATCATCCTCAGTGTTATCTTCATTAGCAGAGATTGAAACTGAATGTGTTAACCTATCATTTGTTTGGTTTGATGCAGATATATTAAGAGTGACCAAACTAGTAGCAGTATATAATAAACTATTAGTAATAGTACCATCTTGATATGTTGTCTTCTTAGATGCAACTCTACCAATAACACTAGAAACTTGTTGAGTAAATCCTTGTGATAGACCAGCATCAGCATTGATGTAAGCTATCCTAATAGTACCTGATCCATCAGCAGTTCTAGTATTGTATGAACCTGACCAGAAAGCAGCTTTCCCAATATCATTTTCCTCATCAAGGAATAGATTATTTAAAACTTGTCGTGATCCTTCATCAGTACCAATACCTGTCACCCAATTCTTTGCATCGGTAGGAGTAGCAGTTGGAAATCTCTGTGCATAGAGAGCCATAAGACCACAAACTACAGGTGCAGCAGCAGAGGTTCCATTGAAATAACAATCAAAGAACTTATCATCATCATACCTTTGATAATCTCTGTTTGCAGCTACATTATGCATACCAGCAGAGAGTGTCTCATCTGCAGGAGCATAGACATCAACACCAGGACCACAGTTAGAGTAAGATGCTTTTCTTTCTTTACCTGAGGAATCAATATAATCATCTATCGCACCAACATTAATAACTGGGTGATACCCTGTCATAGTATTGAATCCAACACCAGATGGGTTCATAAAATCTCTTGAACCTACTGGAGTTGATATACTAGCAAAATCTGGTCTGGGATCATTTGATCCAAACCACTTGTCACTAAGACAATCTATTCTATGAGTATCAGTAAATCCATATCCAATTCTTTGGTTATTATTACCAGCAGCAGTAACAAAGATGACACCTGCATCCATCATTTCTTTTCCAGCTTCATCAGTAGCACTACTTCTTGATGATGTTGTCCATGATCTATATGCACCTAGTACTTGATTGTTCAAACCATACACCAAGTCATTGATATCAGCAGGATCAACAGGAGTAGAGCATGGCATAGTCTTGTACCCAGATACACCTGCATATCTGTACACAACTGCAGTAGAATTATAAGCAACAGCAGCTTGGTATCCCCATGAACCATTAACTACTGTTGGACTCTTCACTCCAAGAGTAGGGTTACTTGGTTTATATTGATGGAACAACTTAATTAGATCATAAGATGTTTCAATATCCATACCAACAGTATCAGCAACACATGGCATGTTCCAGATAGCTGCCTTAAATGCTAGACCAAAATTCTTACCTGCAGCCATACCAGCACATGCAGTACCATGTCCATTAGTAATAGCACTATGACCTGTAGAACCAACTCCAACTGCTCTATCAGCAGTATACAGACTTGGAATATCAATTACAGGTACTCCAATGTAAGTACCAGATCTTTGATTGGCATCCTCCCACCAAGCAATAGCTTTATCAGTAGCAATACCTGTACTACCATCTGCTTTAGTGAAAGTAAACCCACTAGCAGTAAACCAGTCTGGGTCAATATAATATGGACCATCTAGAACTATATCTTTTACTCTACTTGTACCATCATCATTAAGAAACTCAGGGTGAGATTGTAGAACACCAGAGTCCTGTATAACTATGTCAACATCCTTACCATCATAATTGTAATTAACATTGCGAGTAATAGGTGCAATGTCAGTTGTATCAGTCCATATATCTCCAACAGTTTTGACACCTACCCTATGAACAGCCCAGTTAGTTCTGTTTAATTCTGCACTAGTTGGATTGGTTGCAGGAGGATTATTAGGAGAACTTAGATCACGATATACTTTAGGTGCAGTATCCCATCTATTTGCAACTGGTTGTGGCTTTGGGAATGAATCAGGGTTATCCTTTAAAGATAGTTCAATCCACTTAACACGATGATGCTTACCTATCTCCTCTGCTTCTTCTTCTGTTAACTCATAGGTTCCACGAGTAGGACTGACTGTCTTCTCATCAGTACAAGTGATCTTCCTGTCAGGAATACCATCCTCGTTAGAGTCTACGATAAGAGCACCATGAATCTGAGTCCAATCTTCAGGACTAGCAACGCTAAGAGTATATCTTTTTAAAGTCATGTCACAACTACACGGAACACTTTTTTAGTATTTATCTGTGCTAGAATATATAAAGTAAAGATTTTATGATGCATATTCTTACTGGAGCTGATGGATTCATCGGCAAACACTTCAAGAGTTCTCTTAATGGTGTAATTGAAGTTGACCTAGAGAATTGTCTGGACTTCTTAGATAACTTTAAGAGTTGGGACAAGATAGATATGATTATTCATCAAGGTGCGTTGTCCTCTACAACCAACAAGAACATTGAGATGGTGTACAAATATAATATAGACTTCAGTATTAAACTATTTGAGAAGGCGATTGAGTATGGTATCCCTGTTAAGTATGCCAGTTCAGCATCTGTCTATGGCAATCAACAAGGCATTATAAATCCCCTGAATTACTACGCATTATCTAAAGCAACAGTAGATTACTGGGTCTTAGATAACATTGAAAGGTTCGTACATATCCAAGGGTTTAGATACTTTAATGTGTATGGATCAGGTGAGCATCATAAAGGAACGATGGCATCACTAGTCAGTCAGTTTCAATGGCAGTCTGCCACGGGTCAAATACATCCGTTTGAAGGGAGCGATCAGATATTGAGGGATTATGTATGGGTGGGTGA